CGCTGTACATATTAAACCAGAGAAGGTAGCGGATGCTATCTTGGAAAATCTTAAATGAGTACATATTTAGTCTTATGCCAAGACATGGCTAGGGATGTAGGAATCCCCGGAACCGGCCCGTCTTCTGTAACATCTACCTCTTTATCTGAAGAAGAGAACTCTGTTGTTAGATATATTAAAGATGCGGATCAAGACATTCAGTCAAGATGGTTTGATTGGGATTTTCTTTGGTCCGAAGCTAGTGTAACAGCAATTAGTGGAACTTCTACGTTAACCAGTTCTAATAGCGGATTCCCCACCGCTTTAGGCCATTGGAAGCTTGACTCTATAGTCTGGGATAAGACATCGGATAGTTACCAGATTTTGGAGTATGATGGGTGGGAAACATATAGGGAAGCGTACAAGTACGGAACAATAGACTCTGATACTCCAGAGATTTTTTCAGTGAAGCCTAATAATGATCTTGATTTGTACCCAACGCCTGATGCGGCTACGGTGGTGTCTGCAGAATATTGGGCAACCCCTACCGTTTTAGCTGCTGATGGGGACATCTCTGTAATCCCGCCAAGATTTCATAAGATCATTATAGCGAGAGCCAAAATGTATTATGCTGAAAATGAGGATGCCCCTGAAATTATGGCTGGTTCCTTGGCGGAGTTTGAGGACTTGCTAGATAAACTGGAGGCTGATCAGTTACCTCGTCAGCAGAATAGAAGATTCTCCTCTGCTCAAAATTGGTTCAATTTTACGGTTGTTCCTGAATGAGCAAGTTAAGGAATCGGCAGCTTAATCCGTCAAGGCTGGAGTCAACATATTTTCCTTTTGAAGGGGGAGTTAATATGGTAGACCCTTCTCTCGCTTTGGAGCCGGGAGAATTAGTATCTGCTGATAATTTTGAGATAGACATCAGAGGCAGATATAGAAGGATAGATGGTTACGAGAGGTTTGATGGGCAAACGCTGCCTTCTGAGATATCTTTTTATAGGATTCCTTTTACTACTGGATATGCTAGAGATTCTGTATTTAATATGGCCTTTAGCACTGCATTTGATATGCAAATTCCGTCAGTGGGGGATTCTGTAAAAGGGGCAACCAGTGGCGCTATAGGTTCTGTATTAAGTGTTAGTGTCGAGGATATAACTGGTGATTCATCTTCCGGTTCATTTTTTCCATTAACTGCATTCTCTACCGCTTTTAGTACGGCGGAATTTCGCGCTTCAGGTAGAGATGGAAATGCCGAGGGGTATGTGTATTTTGTGATAAGAACGGGTACGCTTCAGGATGGGGAAATACTATTTTTTTTAAACAAGGATAGCGCATTTGGCGCTGCATTTAATGTGGAGTATAAATAATGGGAACACCAACAGCATTAAGAAAAACTAGGGCAGTTTTAACTGGTACTAGCTTTGCTGATAATACGACAGGCGCTATTACCGCGCAAATGGTTAGACAATTTGCTGAGTCTGGGATGGGCGGATATGCAACTATATATTCCCCAGCGGGGACGCCAGCAAGTCAGGCAGTGGCATCAACAGCAACAGCAACTATAGATTGGAATGCTGATTCAGTTGGGGCTAATGGCCCTGATGATACTGGTACAGTGTCCTCAACAACTGTAGGAACGGATGCTGATTTCGCAAACGACAGGATCAGGATATACGATAAAGGGTTCTTTATGGTCAATTTAGGTGTAAGTTTTGCTCAGACCGGAACGGACACTGTAATATGGACGTTTAGGATTGCAACTCAGGCTGACGGAGGTTCGGTAGCATATCCCGGCTATGACGCGGCAGTTCAAAAAGTCGCCGCTACACTGGATAATATGGCATCTGCTTCTGGAATAATTGATACTACTGGACATACAGATTATACGGATGTTCTTGCTCAAGTTAAGAATGGTCATGCAAGTAATTCTGAAAATTTCCAGATGCATTATGGGCAATTATCTGTATTTAGGGTGGGTTAATGGGGCTTCTTGCCACTGCCCTTTCTTATGGACCTCCCGTATTGAGGGAGATTTATGACGGGTCTACTATTGTTGCTGAAGCACGGATAGCTATAGAAGATCAAAGAAGTATTATTAATATAGTTCCTGGCGAAGGGCCTGTTCGGGGGGTATGGGTTTTTGGTGGGGATGTTTATGCTTTTAGAAACAAGACTGGTGGGGCTAGCGCCGGGATGTATAAATCAACTTCTACTGGATGGTCTGAGGTAGACCTTGGTACAGCCTTAAATTTTGATGGAACAACCACCGACGGGGAACCCGTTCCTGGAGACACCGGGACCCCCACCACAATAGTAGGAGCGGCGGGAGCCCAAGGGGATTTAATGGGCATCTCCTACCATAGGGAATGGACCGTAGGTGCTGCGGGAGTAATGGTATTAACAAATATCACAGGAACATTTGTTGATAATGAGAACCTTACGATGCCTCTTCTTGCTTTTGATACAGGTTCAAAGGAAATTTCAGAAGGAGATTCTCTTGTTGGGGCTACTTCGGGAAAGACCGCAACGGTTACAAGCATTACCACTACAAGCGGGACAATCGCGGGGGGTGATGCTGCTGGATATATTTCAGTAAAAAATAATAGCGGGACATGGACTAATAGCGAAGCAATAAATATTGGTGGGGTTCAGCATGCTTTAGTTAATGGGGCTTCTGAACCAACTGCTGTTACTGTAGCGAAAGCTGACGGAACTCAATATTCCCAGTCGCTGGCAGCAGGCGGCAAATACGAATTCACAACTTATAATTTTCGAGGAGAAACAACTGGAATAACCATGTATGGGGCTAATACAGTTGATAATGGATTTTCTTGGGATGGAACGACTTTTATTCCTATTCAAACTGGGATGGATACGGATACGCCGGAACACGTAACA